GGTAGCCACTATTGGCTTGTCCAAGGTTGTATGACATGAGTGTGCTCCTTAAGCGGTGGTGTTGAGGGTGACGGCGGTAGCCGTGGTAGGCACGGTCGCAGCGTTGTAGTCGGTGCGCAGTTGGTTAAACTGGGCGGTGATCGCGGCCAAGTCTTCCTGCACGGAGGCCAGCAATTGCTGCAGCTCGCGGGCAGTCAACAGGTCAGGAATTTTTCCGACGCGGACTTTGACTGATTCAGACATGGTGGTTTCCTTTGAGTTAAGACGCTGGGGCCAGGCCCCAGCAAGTCATTACAGGGCGGTTACACCAGCTTCGATACGGGCCATGAAGGCGTCGTTCAGACGCACAGTCGCGAACCATGTGGAAGCACCCACGTAGCCGAATTGGCCCAATGGGTTGGCGTGGTTGGTCTGCGATGCTTTCAACACCACAGGCTTGATGGCGGACATGCCCTTGAGGGCAACTTGGCCCCAGCAGTCTTCACCGATGACGATGAAGGGGTACACGTCAACAGCCGAAGCGCCAACAGACAACATGCCGTTCAGAGTGCTGGAACCAGCACCGGCGAAGGACTTCAACAGCGGCGAGCTGATGAAGCGGAAGTCTTCGCAAGCACCGATTTCGCGGTCGTGGATTGGCTTGAACGAGCCGTACTCTTCCACGCGGGTGAAGCCTGGCAGGTTACGAACGTCGCTGACAGCGTCAGTGTGGCAGAACACCACGTAGGCGGGCTGCACGGCACGGGTGCCGAAGTTGACGCCAGGAGCCAGGCGGCTGGTCACGCGGCGGGCGCGGTTGGATTCCAACGTGCGGGCTGCCTTACGGATTGCGTTCAGGCTGACGGCTGTGTTGATGGCAGCGCGGCTGGAGCCGTTTGCGTAGATCACAGTGGAGCCGGCCTTCAGCACGCCGTAACGGACCATTTCCATCACTTCGGCCAGGGTCTCGCCAGTCAGCTTGACCATCTCGCCAGGGATGTCGTCTTCGTACAGCTGCTCAACTTTGCTGGAGTACTTGAACAGCACGCCGTATTGTTGCAACTGAACAGACACGTCCTGGAAGGAGATGGTGTTTGCGTTGGGAGTCACGCCTTCAGCCAACACGAAGTTGGAAGCAGTGATGTCAGGAGTGCCGACATAGCGCGAAGAGCCTTCGATGGTGGTACCGACAGTCGATGCGCCGAAGGGCAGAGTACGACGGAACACCAAGGTGTCTGTCGAGTTCTGTGGCATCTCGCGTTGAGTACCGAAGTCACCGAGGACGGTGATGGGCTGGGCGTGTTCCAGCATACCTTGGGCAGCGCGGATAAGGTTTCGCGATGCTACGGTGCCGTAATTTTGGATAGACATGGTCTAGTTTCCTTTTCTGAAAATTGAGTTAATAGCCGCGTTCCTTGAGCTCTCGCTCGCGTTTCTTGGCTTCGTAGTTCCACAGTTCCGCCGGTGACATGTCGCCAATGGTCTTAGGCGGCGGTGTCTGACCGGGTCGAGTTGTCGCGGCTGCAGCGAGACGTGCTCCGCGCTCTTGCCGAATATCCGAAGCTGAACGCGTCCGGGACTCGCTGAACATGTCCAGCATCCTGATCGCGTCTTTGCCTTGCGGGCTCTCTGCCAAGGCCTTGACATCAGACGGTTGCACTGCGTACCAGGCGGCGAACTCGGGGGTGTTCACCACGGTTTTCCAGTCTTCGTGCTTGCCTTCAATCCTGGCCTCTTCAATGGCGGCTCGCATCTCTGCCTTGGTCTGCTCCACTTGTTGCTGCACAAAGCCTGTCACCTGTTCGGATGTCAAGCCTGCTTGCTGGGTGCCGATCTTGGCAGCGACGTATTCCTCCATCGCTCCTGCCCACTCCGGAAAATCCTGCTTGAGCTGCTCCCACTTCTCGGGGTTCTTGGCCGCTGAAGCGATGGCGTTCTGCGTTGGCGCGTCTTGCGGTGCGACTTGCGTCGATGCCTGACGGGCCTGCTGAGCCTCTCGCTGCATAGCAGCCACGCGACCCTCAGTAGTCTTTACGTGGTGCAGCAATTGAGCGTTTGCCTGAGACAGTTCGTCGATGCGTGCCAGTTGGGCACGAACCGCCGGTGACAGTCCGGCATAGGGGTCTTCCACTTGCTCCGGTTCAAGGTCTTGCTGGACTTCAGTCTGCAGCGTTTCCGGTGCAGCGGCCAAGGGGTCAGACGCGAGTGACGAATCACCGGCATCTAGCTTTGCGGCCTCTTCATTCCAAGCTGCTTGTGCTTCTTCCGAAGACAGTTGGGTTTCTTCCATTTTTGCTCTCCAAACAAAAACCGCCTTTCAGCGGTTCACTTACAAGGCCAAGCGGGAAGTTACTCCGGCTCGACCGCCACACCCCGAGTTGCCTCATTTGGCAAGTCGAGAAATCTTTTCAGTGCTCTGATCTCACCCCTCAGCGCTGCCGTCTCTGTGTCGGAGAGCCCGACGGCATCGTTTTTCTTCCTGGCAAGGTCAAGCTGGGCTTCCGCCCATTTGCGCAACCGATGCCAGGTGTCAGAGGAGTAATCAGTCATTCACAAAAAAGCCAGCTTGGGAGCTGGCTTGGTAAATTTTGGACGCACTTCGCCCGAAGAAATTGTAGACCAAACTGTGGTTTGCGTGCAACACTTTTGTTTGTACGAAACCACCTGTTTGGTGTACGCATTTAGATGCCTGAGCCAACTTGCAGCTTCAGGTTTTGCTCGGCTGCGAACAGCTCCTTGCGGCCGCGCTCCCTGATTGCGGTGTCGGCCAGCTTGGCTTTGATCACTTCCAGGCTGATGTTCTGGTTGTTGGACATCTTCAGCATCTCGATCTCGCGGGTCATCTGCAGCTCGGCCATGCGCATCTCGGCTTCCTGCTGGAAGATGGATTGGCGCAGCTGCAGCTCGGCGGCGTCGCCCTGGTTCTGGGCCTGGACCTTGGCCATGTCGGCCTCGGCGCGGATCTGGGCTGCCTGGATGCGGGGATCTGGCGGCTCCTCCTGGCCCTGGGCCTGCGCCTCTTTGAGTTTCTCCAGCTCGTCCTCGGACTTGAACACCTCGGCCGGGTCGATGTGCTGGGCTTGCAGCGCCTTCTCGAACAGCTTCTGGGCGTCGATGTACATGCCGAACACCGGGTTGGTGGCTGCGGCCAGCAGGTTCAGGAAGGCCTGGTTCTGCACGTCGCGCACCAGCAAGGCGGATGAGCCGCGAGCGTCGATGCTGAAGTCGCCCTTCACCTCTTCGTTCTCGTTGTACATCATGTTGAAGTCGTAGTACCGGCGGATGTGTGGCCGGGTGACCATGTCGTCGAACTGCTTGACCAGGCGGCGCAAGACCACGTTGGCCGAGTTCATCAGCATCTGCATGCCGCCCACGGTGTCAGGCGCAGCGCCCTGCTCGCCCTGCATGATGGTGGGCACGCCAGTCTCCTGGTCTGCCAACTCCATGGCCATCTTGATGATGTTGGCCAGCTCGCCTTGGTGGCTGTCGAACTCGAACGTCGCAAAGGCTTTGCTCACGTCGTCCACGTCGTCCGTGGCGTACCAGATCTTGCGGGCAGACAGCTGCCACTGCTTGTCGGCGGGCTGGATGGTGTTGGGCTTGACCACGATCTGCGGACCGCTGGACACACCAGCGTTGTCCATCATCTGACGCCATGCAGCGTTCAAGACCTTCTGCTGCGCGCGCATGAGGTACGGTATGCCGTAGCCCCAGACGCTGTCGGCCACCTTTTCCCAGACGTAGAAGTCGTAGGGCAGGTCGCCGCCTTCCATCGGATTGGGGAAGGCCTTGACCACGGTGTTGTTGATCATGACTACGCAGGCGCTCACGCTGCGCAGCGGGTCCTTCTCACCCATCTTGACGCCAGCGGCCTCGAGGTCCTCGTGATCGACCTCGCCCCAGTAGGTCCACATCTCGAACGTGGCACGGGCCACGTCACGCTGGTCGTCGTCCTTCATCTCTTGGAACACGGCCGCGCGCTTGGGGCCTTCTTCCAAGACCTTGCGCAGCTGGTCCTTCATGAAGCCGGGCTGCTTGGCCAGGTCACGCACTTGGCGGCCGGTCATCTGCTCGCGCTCGTAGATCCCTTTGCCGTGGTGGATGGACTCGCCGCAGCCTGGATCGGGGAAGCAGTTGCGCGGGTCGACGCGGAACGACGCCGGGCTGGTCTCTTTGACGATCTCCAGCTGGTGCACTTTCTCGCCGTTGACATCGGTCAATGGCTGCCAGGCTTTGCGCGTGCGGTTGGTGACGATCGGCCCTTTGATCACGCCGGTGCCCAGCACTGCTGCGTCGTGGATCACCTTGCGCAGCTCGCCGTTGTAGTCGCACTCAACGAGCTGGTCGTCGATCGTGGTCTGCATGGCCTTGGCTTTCTCTCGCGCGGTCTTCATGACGGCGCGGGCGATGTCCTTCATGCGCAGCGGCTGGCCAGTCTCAGGGTCAGCCAGCGGCTCGCCTGTGAACTTG